AAAGAAATATGTGCCAATCCTTGTGATGAAATCTTTAAGGTAGCATCTGTTGCTTCTTTGTTTGCAACTAGTATCTCTTTTAAGTATGTAGCTGAGAAAGAAATTGGGTCTACTTTATCAGTTGTACAAGTACATTCAACATCGATGTTAATTCTATTTGTATTGATATTAGAATATCCTAAGATAATCTGACCAGAACCTTCTTTACAAGTAAATGTAAAGTTATTCTCATCTTGTAAAGCACCTTTTGCTTTGATAAACTTGTTTATAAAGTTTGAATCTAATTTAATTTCTACATTGAAATCAGGTAATTGTTTCAAATCTGGTACATTAGGGATAACAGATAAATCTGCTAACATATAATTTACATTTGTTGAACCATCTTTGAATTTTAAAGATACTGGTTTCCCATCAATATCATTGATTGAGAAATCTACATCGTTACCAAGAACTGATAACATTTTTGTAAGTTTAGTTGTATCATATACACCAAACTCAGAATTTGAACCTTCGAATTCACTCATTGATACTGTTCCTAGAACCGATTTATCATCTGAAATGAAATTAGTAGATAGTGAACCATCTTTTGATTCCCATTTTACAGATTCTACTAAACCTGCAAGGTTGTATTTTGATACAAACCTATTTAATGACTGTTTTTCCATTGTTTATTTACTTAATTATAATTTATATTTGTACAAATATACGAAATTTATTTGAAACCACCAAGCTTTTTCGTATTTATTTTACATTCCTGGCATTTGCATCACAGGAAGTTGTGGTTTTTCTTCTGGTTTAGTAACTACCATACACTCAGTAGTTAGAATCATAGAAGCAACAGATGCTGCATTTTCAATTGCAGTTCTTGTTACTTTCTTAGGGTCAATAATACCCGCTTCGAACATATCAACAAATTTTTCATTCTTAGCATCATATCCACCACCATTTTGTTTAATGTATTCTACAACAGTTCCCTCAGTTACACCACAGTTTCTTAGAATCTGTGAGATTGGTGAAGCTAATGAAGTTCTAATAATATCAAATCCTTTTTGGAATGAATCTGATTCATCTAATGGAACATCTCCTAACGTATCTTGAATTTTAAGTAATGCAATTCCACCACCTTCAACAATACCTTCTTCGATACCAGCTCTTGTAGCATGAAGTGCATCATCTACTCTATCCTTTTTCTCTTTCATTTCAATTTCAGAACCAGCACCTATATAAAGAACTGCAACTCCACCACTTAATTTAGCTAATCTTTCTTGAAGTTTTTCTGTATCATATTCTGATTCTGTGTTTTCAATCTGAGCTTTTATCTGTTCGATTCTTGTTTTGATATCATCGGAATTACCACTACCATTTACAATCGTAGTATTATCTTTACCAATCGTAACCTTTTCAGCACTTCCTAACATATCTAAAGTTGCTTCTTCTATATTCAAACCAAGTTCAGATGTAATAAATGTTCCACCTGTTAAGATTGCTATATCTTCCATCATTTGTTTCTTCCTATCACCAAATGCAGGTGCCTTTACAGCACATACCTTAAGAGTTCCTCTTAATTTATTTACTACAAGTGTTCCAAGAAGTTCTCCCTCTACATCATCAGCAATAATTAAGATTGGTTTATTTTGACCAGAGATTCCTTCTAATAAAGGAAGGATATCATTCATAGATGATAACTTACCATCATATAATAAGATGTATGGATTTTCTAATTCACAATTCATTTTCTCAGGATTAGTTACAAAATGAGCGGATTGAAATCCTCTATCAAATTGCATTCCTTCTACAAGTTCCATTGAAGTTTGAATACCTTTTGATTCTTCAACTGTGATTACACCATCAGTTCCAACTTTTTGGAATGCATCAGCGATAAGTTCACCGATTATAGAATCATTGTTTGCTGATATTGTAGCAATTTGTTTAATTTTATCATAATCAGAACCAACAACAATTGCTTGTTTACCAAGTTCTTTAGTTACAATACCAACTGCTCTTTCAATACCTTTTTTAAGTTCCATTGGGTTTGAACCATTTTCTACCGATTCAAATCCTAATCTAGCAATCTCTTGAGCAAGAACAGTTGCCGTAGTTGTACCATCACCAGCTTCATCTGCAGTTTTAGATGCAACTTCTTTAACTAACTGAGCTCCCATATTTTCAAATACATCTTCTAACTCAATTTCTTTTGCAACTGATACACCATCTTTTGTAATATGTGGTGTTCCACTTTGTTTTTGTAAAAGTACATTTCTACCTTTTGGTCCTAATGTAACCTTTACTGCATCTGCAAGTACATCTAATCCATTCTTAAGGGATTCTCTTGCTTGTACATCAAATTTTAATTGTTTTGCCATTTCTTTTTTTGTTTATTATACATTTGTTGCTTTTACTTCAAATCCACCATACTTAGTGTATTCTTCGTTTGGTACTCCAACATCTATCCAATCTTCACATCCTTTATTTCTTGAATCTGAATATACTTCCATTTCATATGCTTCTTCCATAGATAAATCATATACTTCATCTTCACCATAAACTTCCATATTAGTTTCATTAGAATAGAATTCTTCGTTACACCAAACATTATCTCCAAGATAATCTAAAAGTTCTTCTGGTGTGTTACCTTCATATGGTGGTTCACACTTTCTTAATTTTTCAACATCAACCTCAATTGGTTTTGTTGCTTCCCATAGTGTGTATCTTTCACACTTTCTTACATAAATTTTTTCACTCATTTGTTTTATATTTAATTTATTAATTTCAATTTTTGTACCATTTGGTATTATACTGACATATTGTCAGTTTAAAAGTTAAAGAACTTTTCAGCAGTTCTTTGTTCACTAATTACTTCACCCCAACCAATCGCATCATAGAAAACTTGAAGTTTATGTCCTAATTCTCTTTCAAAGATTTTATTGTGGTCAATGTAAGTAGCTAAAAAATCTTCTATCTCTGGTGGGTCATTATAACCTGTAAATGCTAATCCATCAATTCCTAATGGATTATCTTTAAGATATACCCATTTTACCTTATCACCATTTTTTAGTGGTTCATATTTGAAAGGAGCTTTGAAATGTTTTAAACAATCATTATATAAAATAGATGCCTTAACATGAGCAGGTGTTCCTTTCATCATTGAGAATCTTTCTCTCTTACCTTTCGGCATATACTTCTTAAGATTCTTTACTGCTGAGTTCTTTGCAATCTCAGATGTTGGTCTGTTTACCATATTCTTTTTGAAATCTAAAACATAATCTGAAATTTCTTCTTCTGTTTTACCCTTTAGAATATCAATAAGAACAGTACCCATACATTCTTGGAATGCTTTTGGAAATGATGAACGTTTAACATCTAATCCTTTTACATCTAATTTATCGCAAGGTACACCATTATCTGATATAATCCATTGTGCATATCGTTTCTTTGCTACCCACAATCCTGCTTTTGCAACATACTCTTTCTTAATCTCTAATCTATGTTTATCAACATCTACATTAAAAATCTTCTTAGATAAGATATCATAGAAATCATTGAGGTAATCTTGCATCTCTTCTGCAATATCATTTACATAACCAGCAATTGTATCTTGGTCTTGTTCCTTCCAATTAGGAATTCGTTTATCCATCAAAGGAACTGCTGAGAAGAATACAGAATCAGTATCAATGTATATGTTAGAATCCAAATCAGGATTACCAAGTTCCTTATTGTACTTGATGTTAGCCATATCAGCAGTTGATTTAATAACTGTTTGTCCTGTTGTGGTAACAGCGGTAGCATTATCAACATCATAGAACCTAAAGGCAGGAAGACCAAGAACACCATATAAAGAGTTAAGTAAAATCTTCTGAACCAACTGACGTTTGTGATAGAAGGCATATTTTTCTTTGTTTCCTGCTTTTCCATATTTTTTCATCTCATCTTTATATTCAACTCGTTTTTGAAACCACAAGTCAAGGATACCAGGTATACAACCAACTGTATCTGTTCTATAAAGTACACCATTAGATGCAATTGCGAATTTAGATTGTTCTAAATATTCTTTTAAGTTTTCTTTTGATATCGAATCTTCTCCGATATAATAAGTATCAACTTCTCCCTTTACAAATTTATTTGCATCCCAATCTTGAATCTTACCAATCTTAGTTTCAGGTGAAATGTTTACAGTCATAATAATAGAAGGATATAGTGATGTTAAATCCAAATCATAAATCCATTCATACTTACCAACGATTGGTGCTTTTACATAAGCTCCGATAAACTTCTCTTGGTTATTATCTCTAATAGCCTGCATTCTTTCTTGTCTATCCGCTGGTTTGTTTGGTGCAACTAAGTTTCTTCTTCTTAGATAAGTTAACATTGCTCCTTCAAGATACTTTGATGAGTAAACAAAATCTTCATATGGTACATGACCAGCATGACAAATACCTCTACATAAATCAATGAACTGAAGTTTCTTATCGAAATCCACAACTAACTCAACATCCACTAAGTTATACTCAATGAACTTATCAATATCATCTCTGAATAATTGGTCTAAGTTTCCTTGATATTCAATCTTACCTCTACCCAATTCTATTTTAGCAACAGTATCTAATCGATAGTTTGGAAGTTCACCATAGTTATAAATCTTGTAAAGTGAAATGTAATCTAAATAAGATACACCTGCCATAAAATATCTTTTACGATAAGGTGACCAAAAACATTGTCCGATTGGTGATAATCTGTTTGCTTGTTTCTCACCTAATAATCTTTTGATTCTATTATATAACATTGGTGTATCGAAATAATCAATATTCCAACCTGTAACGATTGATGGATTAATCATTTCATATAATTCCAAATACTTCATTAACATATCTCGTTCATCTTGAAATGGAAGAACAATACATTTATCAGTAGTTTTTTCTTTCATACCACCTTCCTTATCAACAACTAATACCCAATATTGGTTTGTTGCTGAATCATGAAGTGCAATTGAAGTTAACTCGTTTTTAGCTTCTTCGGGATTTGGTAATCCACTTAACATCTCACACTCAATATCATATGTAAGAATAACATGACCTGTTGATGCATCATCTGAATCTGAATATAAATCAACTAAAGCTCTAGTAGTTTCAGGTACATCTGATTCAAATAAATCAGGGTCATCCTTCTTAAACTTATAAACTTTAGTTAAGGTATCTCCATAAATAGATTTATACTCACCTCTCTGAACTTTCTCATATGCATATCTTGTATATGGAAATGCAGAATATCCTCTTTGGTCATCCCAAAGATGGATTAAATTTCTTTCTCGTTGATAATAAATGTTTTGATACAAATTCTACTGTTTTATTTTATTATACAAATATACGAATTATTTTTCAAATATCCAAATCGGCTCACCAAAAGTTTTATCTTTATTTTCTTCTGAGTTCTTTAAAGTTTCTTCTGAGTACTGATTTTGGTTATGTTCTGTGTTCTTTACTGTTCCTGCTCCACCACTATTAGGTCTTTTTGCCATTTCCATACCAATACAACCTTTGTAGGTTAATCCTTTTGATATTAAGAAATCTCCCATAGGGTTTGTAATTTCTTTCCAATCTTTACCACCTTTACCACTTGTGAATACATCAGCGATATTAATTGCCATTAAACCACCTTTTTTAATTGTTGGTATAATCTTTTCTAATGATTTATGTAGGAAATGTTTATTCCAAGCATCTATTTCTTTATATCTTATCCAACTTTGAGTATCATCATCACCATACCTTTCTACATTAAAGTAAGGAGGTGAAGTAAATACCAAATCAAAGTAATCTTGATAATCTGAATAATCAAAATCTTCTGCTGGTGATTGGTAAAAGTTTGTTTTAGTTGGGTTCTCAAAGAACGAAGTATGTTTTCTATAAAAATCAGCTTGTTCCATATAAATTGGATGATTCTCTTTACGAGGGTCTAACCCTACATAGTGTTCTATTGTTTCACTTGCAAATGCTCCACTTAATCTATCACCCCAACCCATTGAGAAATCTAACATAGTTTTACTACCTAGATATTCTGTAAGAGCCTTAGTAACATTTGGTTTGTGTTGAGAAGCAATATACTTTCTTAATCCAATCATTATTCTTAATTCCTTTTTACCAACTTGTGTTAGTTTTAAAGAATATGCCGCTCCCATTAAAGATATCATAAAAGGTCTTGTTCTCCAAGTTCTGGCCGGACCAGGATAACCTGATGAACATATACTCCATCGGTTTCTCTCTTGAAAGAAATTAGATGAAAGGTTACCTAAGTTATATCTTTTGAATAAAATCTGTTTACCCTCATATGTAAGTGGATATTTAGATTCTCTTGATTTTCTTGGAAACCATTCTTCTTCTTTTAATAACTCATTGTACCGAATACCTTTGAGTTTCATATAATCATCTCTGGCATCTTCGATGGTGTACTTATCAGTTGCATAAGGAAGTGGATACTTCATAAACAAATCAGCCAACATTTCCTTTACTTGGTCTTTTGGATATGATTCTTTTAAAGTTTCCCAATCCTCAGGTGATATGGTAGGATATTCTCCATCATAAGTTCCCTTTTCATATTTAGATAATATATCTTCTGCGTTTGTCATAAGTTGTTGATACTCAGTTAGTTATAAGTCATTGATACTCAGTTAGTTACTATATGTTTTTACTGCATTTCTATGAATTTCTAAAACTTCTTCTCTTAATAGATTTTCAGATTCCCATCCTTCTTCTTTTTCTTTTCTAAATTTATAAACTAAAGATAAAGTTTTACAAATCCATTCATACAATTCTCCTTTACTTAATTCTTCCCAAATTAACTTTTTTCTGGCTTGTGTTATTATATCTTTTACAGGTATAATATGCTCTCGTAAAAGTTCTTCTTGAATATAATTTGGCCTGAAATAATTTTCTCTATATTTTTGATACACCATAGTAGATACTGGAAATCTTAGATTAAATTTAGTTTCCATTTTACTATGAAGTTTTCTAAGAGAATCATTCAAATCATCATTATCAATTATATCCCCATCAATTTGAGCTTTTAAATTAATATAAAAAGAAGATGATAATTCTGAATAGTTATACATTTGGTTTTAATATTTGTCCTTCTTCAGTATTCTTTTGTCCAATAAATCCAGCAACCTTAATTCTTTCTTTTGAACTTGGATGAATAGCCGATAAACATTCATTTAAATTTTCCATCATAGTCTTTCTATTCTTATCAATATTCTTTTCAGTTGGTGTATGTCCTGAATGTATTCCTAAAAACAATATCCATTTGATAGTATCACCATTTAATATCTCTTGTTGAATTTGTTTCGATATGTGCATTACAAAACGGTCAATAGATGAACTATATATGTAAAATGGTTTATATAACTCAGTATCATCTTCAAAAACTTCTTGAGGAATTACTTTGTTTGAATCAGCAAATTTAAGTCCTCCATTAATAGTTTGTCCTTTCCATACTCCCTCACCATCATATATCGAATCAAACCACTCTGTGGCTTCTTCTGTTGTAGTTACAACACTACAAAATTTAGATGGTGTATTCTTACCGAGTAAAGAATTAATCAGTTTAGACCACTTTCTTACATCAGGTCTTTTCCCATATTCTTTTAAAATTGTTTGTAAATGTACTTCAAGAGTTACTCCCATCTGATTTTCACTCAGTTTGGAAGTGATTTCAGATTCTTTAAATCCTTCTTCTTCATACTCAGAATACAAATCATTCCAAGAATCTTTTGCTCTTCTTAGATTTAGTTCTATATCAGAATCTTTTATTGGGTTTTCAGTAGTTCTATCCGCTATCCTATTCTCAAGTCCTTTTAATCTCAGTTTAATAGCTTGAACTTCTTTATCTGATAAATGTTTATCAAATTTAACTTCAGCAAAAGGAGGATTATATCCTATTTCTGTTGATGAAAAAGCCTTAGTATGAAACCCTAAAAACTCTTGATACTTATTACCTTGAGAATCATAAGAAGTACAGTATAATCCTGCTGGATATTGAGGATTCCATCCTCCATCTAACTTAAAATCATTTTGGAATCTTTTTACAGCTTCCTTATAATCTTCGTTATTTGAAGTTTTTTTAGCTCTTACTGCATTTTTTAATCGTTTTACATCAGTAATGGAGATAAATTCAATATCTCCTATTGTAATCCTACCAGAATCTACAAATGCATCAGCAAACTTTGGTAAGAAATACTCTTCTTTTTTAAATTTTTGTACTATCATTATTTTTAGTGTGTTTTACGTTTAATTTTCGAGTGTATTATCACTCATTTACTATGTAAATATACGAAAATTATTTGAATTAGCCAAGCCTTTTCTTAATTATTTTCCTACATTCCAAAACAATGCTCCTTCTGAAGCATGTTCCTTTATAAATTCCCAAGCTTTACTATCATATGTAAGTGAAGATGGGAATGGAGGTCTTTCTACTTCTTTACATTCTTGGTTGAATTTGTATTTTGATAAGAATGTTTCAGCTCTACCCCTTTCTCTTTCTGTTGTGTTGTGACCAATTCTAACCCCATATACTTTGGCATCAGGCCACGCAAGTTGTAAACCTCTCGATAATACTCCACTACTCATTACAGTCCAAACCTCTTTAGGAGGTTCTATATCAAGTGAGAGGGCAGTATTTTTCATTGCCTCTATTATTATCGGGTGGTCACCACCAAATGGAATCAATTGAGAACCTTCATTCTCTTCAACATAATATCTTGCCTTCGCTTGAATATTAGTAAGATATCCCATTGGTACTTCAATGATATTACAACCTAAACGAATTGCCTCTGTTGTTAACCAATTATGTTTTCCTTTTGGAACAGTTACAGTTGCCTTCTTACCCAAATCATGACAAGCATATGCCAATGATAATTGAGCATAACCTTCTCTTGGTGAGGCATAAACCCATTCTTGAACACTAGGAAAAGATTCAACGAATACATTGAATGCTCTTCTCTTAGTTCCACCATCTAATAAATCATCTCTAACTACTTTAATACCATCGTGTTCTATAATGATGGGTTTAGGTAATTTAATAGATGATTCTCCAACTGATTTGAAATCAAAAAATTCTAACTCTTTCAAATGTGTGTCCAAGTTTTACGTTTCACAATCTCTTCAATATTCCATGTACTAACTTTGAAGTTTCTAGCAATAACATTTGTAGAGAATCCTTGTTTTGCTAATTCTCTTATCTGTTTAACTTGCTCTGAAGTTAATTTAGAACGAGGGTGTGATTCACCTCTCAGTCTATTACTGAAAAACCAAAGTTCATCTATATTCATTAAATTTATTTTCTTTGTTCATCTCTTTCAATCAAAGTACTCATATGGTCTGCAAAATGTAGAACATGACCTATATTACTTCGTTGAGCCTTTTTGATATCAAAGGTCTTTAGATATTTCATATTATCTTCATCGTAAATACCATCAGTAAGTTTAATTCCAAAGAATTCTTTTTCTGAGTATTTTAAATCATATTGAGATAATAGATAAAATGTTCTATCAGTATGAGTCATATAACTGATATCATCATTCCAAGTATAAACATCACCTCTATTTTTTCGGTGCCATTCTGATTCTTGAATTTTGTAAGCCATATTTCCTCGTTCACCTAACTTTCCTAAATCGTGGTGAAATGCTGAAAATAATAACTCTTCTTGTGTGAAATCCACAATACCACCAGCTTCTTTATAAAGTTTTAACATACGAAGTGAGTTTCTAGCCACATTCATAACATGGTCGATATACCCACCTTCATAAGCATTGTGGTAGTTTACATTTCCACTCGCTGGTGATAACATTAGGTTTGGTCCTAATTCTTCCATCGAGTACATATGGAGTAATTTTTCTAATCGTTCTCCATCAAACGATTTTTTAAGTGCCTCGATAAACTTATTATAGTTCTCTTCGAGTTGAACTTCATTGTAACGATTCATTTTAATTAATTTTATGTTTTATTCTACTCTCTCAATTGGTACTGTGATTAACACATAACTATCGGTTTGAGGATGTTTTTGTGTAAAATCACAAAATGTTTCTAACTTCATCTTAAATGCAGTTTCAACATCTATATAGTATAGAACTTGAGAGCCATCCATACTACTTAACTTTTTACTTTTGTTAAATGGAATCTTTGGAGTTCCTTTTAACTTTACTTCTTTGTCATCTTTGTGTACAAATTTAATTCCTGCCATATAATTTATTTATTTGTTATACAAATATACGAAAAAAAATCGATATATCCAAATTATTTACGATAAATTTTCATTTAAAGCATTTGTGTAAGCCAATTCTGATTGAACTCCTACCATTCTTTGTACTTCAACACCATCTTTTTCGATGATTACTGTTGGTACAGAACGTACATGATACTTTTGAGCCACTTCGAATTGTGAATCAATATCCACATTTTGAAAGTTAACACTTGAAAATTTAGTTTTAACGTTTTCCATTAAAGGTGTTAGAACCTTACAAGGCCCGCACCATTCTGCATAAAACTTTTTTACTTCTACCATTTTAATTTCTCCTTATTAATTAATTGTTATCCATCACACGCAACACAATCAGGGTCAACTGCTCTTGTTGCGATATCACCTCTAAGAACAGATTCAGTTCTCATATAATACAACGTTTTAATTCCTTGTTTCCAAGCTTCCATAGTTACTTGGTTAATCCATTTCGGTGATGCAATGGAAGGGAATGCTAAATTTAATGAAACTCCTTGGTCAATGTATTGTTGTCTTACACCAGCTTGTTTAACTAAATCCATTTGATTGATTTCTTTGAAAGTTCTGAAAACATCTTTAACAGGATAAATCTTATCTCTATCTCCATTTTCGATTTCATTACAAAGTAACATTTTACCATCTAAGTAACACCACTTATCAAGTTCTTTAATACCTTGAACAGAACCACCATCGGACATTATCTGGTCCCATGTTTCTTTATTATTGATACCTGCTTTTCTTAAAACCTTTACTAACTCATTGTTCTTTCTAATGAAAGTTCCTTTTGCAGTTTGTTCGGTGAATACATTCGCCGCCCAAGGTTCAATACCAGCAGATACGT